CAGCATTGTCTTTGATGTCTCTGGCGGCCAATAAACCTTTACATATACCAACCACAGAAAGCACTGAAGAGGAACGCTGGGACGCTTTCAGTAAGACTCTAGGAACACAGAGACTATTCTTGTTTGATCACTTCGGCAGCACCAGTGTTGATAACATCATTGCCAGAGTCAGATACATGGCTAAAGCACTTGACTGTAAATTTATATTCTTAGATCACGTCTCTATCGTGGTGTCTGCACAGGGCAACGGCGACGAACGCAAGGCACTTGACGAGATTATGACACGCTTGCGTATGCTAGTGCAGGAAACCAACATCAGCTTATTCGTTGTGAGCCACCTAAAGCGTCCAGACTCCAAAGGACACGAGGAAGGCGCAGCAACGTCTCTGTCACAGCTTCGCGGCTCAGGCTCTATTGCACAGCTCTCAGACATGGTGATAGGATTGGAGAGGAACGGACAGGCTGACGACCCTATGGAGAGAAACACAACACACGTCAGGGTGCTGAAGAATAGATTTGCAGGCATTACAGGACGCTCTGGCGGCTTGCTGTACAACTCAGTATCTGGTAGGATGACAGAAATTAAAGAGGAAGTATTATAATGAGATGCGTAGCATGTAATAAATTATTGACAGACTTTGAAGCAACACGGAAGGTAGCGGCAACTGGCGAATTTTTAGACATGTGCAACTACTGCTTCTCTTACTCCGCAGAAGATATTGACACGCTGGAAAGACATGATTTAATGTCAGAGCGTGATTGTGAACTAGAGGACGAAACTTATGAGCAAGATGACTAGCTGGATATTAGAGAGGGAAGAACAGAAACACTATCTACACTCCCTCAACCCTTTTGACAGACACAGCAACACAGAAACTACGGCAGGGCAATATTATGTTGATTACGCTGGATATAGAAACCAACACAAAGCACGACACCATCTGGTGCGTAGTAACTCAGGAAGTAGTGACAGGCAACATGGTAGTCCACACAACACCTGAGACACTAGCTCCCCTGATTAGTGACGCTGTTGGTTTTATTGGTCACAACATCATAGGCTTTGACGCGCCAGTGCTTGAGAAGGTGTGGAATTTACACATACCTAACAATAAACTACTTGACACACTGGTTCTTAGTCGCCTGTATAACCCTTCTCTCGACGGTGGACACAGCCTAGACAGTTGGGGCAAGCGTTTAGGCGACGAAAAGATAGACTTTAGTGACTATGACGGTGGTTTATCTGATGAAATGATTGACTATTGCAAGCAAGACGTGGCTTTGACAACGAAGCTGTATAAACATCTTGTTAAATTGTTAAACGAAGAGGAGTTTAGTAGCGAATGTATCGTTTTAGAACACAACGTAGCCACTATTATGGAGGTTCAGCATCAAAATGGCTTCAAAATAGACGTAGATGGAGCCACCACACTCTATCAGAACATAACACACAAGATGGGGAAGATAACGGAGGAGCTGCAGAAGGTGTTTCCACCGATAGTGGAGGAGAGATGGTCAGAGAAGACAGGAAAGCAACTGAAGGACAAGATAACTGAGTTCAACGTAGGCTCTAGGAAGCAAATAGCAGAACGATTGCAGGCTGTTGGTGTTAAGTTTAAACAAACAACTGACAAGGGAGCTACTATAGTCAACGAGAAAGTGCTAGAAAAGATTGACATGCCTGAAGCGCGTATGATTTATGAATACTTAATGCTTCAGAAGAGATCAGCACAGATTGACTCGTGGCTGTCGTTCGTTAGAGACGGTAGGGTACACGGCAAGGTCATCACCAACGGCGCTGTAACAGGACGTATGACGCACCACAGCCCCAACATGGCTCAAGTGCCGTCAGTAAGTGCAGAGTATGGTAAGGAATGCAGGTCACTATGGACTGTCGATGCGGGAAACAAGTTGGTTGGTATAGATGCCAGTGGTCTTGAGCTGCGTATGCTGGCACACTACATGCAGGACGATGGCTACACTAATGAGATATTGAGCGGTGACATACACACTGCTAACATGAAAGCAGCAGGCTTAACAGATCGTAACCAAGCTAAGACATTCATCTACGCCTTCCTGTACGGTGCTGGTGCTGCAAAGATTGGTGAGATCGTCGGTGGCGGCTACAAGGAAGGAGATAAACTTATAAACTCATTCCTACGCAACACGCCAGCACTTGACAAGCTACGCAAGAAGGTAGCAAGACACGCAGCTTACGGCACATTGCCAGCACTAGACGGTAGACGCTTGCGAGTCAGAAGCGAACACGCAGCACTAAACACACTACTACAGGGTGCTGGTGCTATTGTAATGAAACAAGCATTGATTATTTTGTATAAAAACTTGACAATGTATGAGATACCACACAAGTTAGTTGCGAATGTACATGATGAATTTCAAATAGAAACATCAGAACCATTTGCACACATTGTAGGTAAAGGAGCAGTAAGAGCTATCCAGCAAGCAGGCGAACACTTCAACCTGCGCTGCCCGCTGGACGGTGAGTATAACATAGGTAACAACTGGGCAGAGACTCATTGACAAAAACCACTAAATGTAGTATAATATTATCAATTTAACAAAGAGGCAAAAACCATGACAGAACTAAAACCAGTAACACTAAACTGCGAAATCTTTTGGGCTTCTATGCAAGAGCCTAACCGTATGTCTAACAAGTATCAGATTGACCTAGGCAACCTATCAAAGGCTGCTGCTGATGCTTTAGAGATGCGTGGCATCAATGTTCGTCGCAAGGACGGCCAAGGTGACTTCATCACTGTAAAGTCTAAGAATCCCATTCGCGCTTACGACAAAAACGGTGAAGAGATCAAAGGTGTATTAGTAGGTAATGGCTCCATTGGTAAAGCTGTAATTGGCTATTACGACTGGAAGAACCCAGCAGGACAACAAGGACGTAGCCCTTCGCTGATGAAGTTGGTCATCACTGACCTAGTCATCTACGGCGGCGGCCCAGAAGTTAAAGAGGCTGATCTGGAAGAAGCGTTGTGATTTTAATTGACGCTGACATCTTAGCCTACCGCATAGGCTGGTCATGTAACTCAGAAGATGAAAGCACAGCCGTCAGAACTCTTGACGGCTTTATCATCGACTTACTAACCCTACATTTAGGAGCTGACGAAGAAGACTCTGAATACGTCCTCTATCTAACTGGTAAAGGCAACTTCAGGAAAGAGTACGCTGTCACAGCAGAGTACAAAGCAAACAGAAAAGACAAAGAGAAGCCAGTGCATGTACAGGCGCTACGAGACCACATGATTGCTAAGTGGGCTGCTGTAGTAACTGAAGGCGAAGAAGCAGACGATGCTATTGCTATAGCTGCTACCAAGTATGGCGACAAAGCCATCATGGTGTCATTAGACAAGGACTTCGACCAAATAGAAGGCTGGCATTACAACTTTGTAAAACGCAGTAAATACTATGTAACCAAAGAAGAAGGCTTAAACTTTTTCTATCGTCAAATACTGATGGGTGACCGCATTGATAACATCATAGGCATCTACGGCATTGGAGAGAAGAAGTCAGCGAAGCTGCTAGAGGACTGCAAGACAGAGAAGGACTACTACGACAAGTGTGTAGAGATGCTAGGCAGTGAAGAACGTGTCCTAGAGAACGGCAGACTGTTGTGGCTGCGACGCTACGAAGGCCAAATATGGGAGTTTAAAAATGACTAATAGAGTAGGCGAGTACATAATACACAACACAACAGACGCAGACCCCGTAATCATACAGGATGCTATAAACACTTTAAACAGTCTAGGAAAAAGTAAAGTGTATCCATACGGCAATGGGCAGCTTTGTTTTCACCACAAAGGAGATTATTTTTTTATCTCTCCTTATACTTTTAAATGGGCTCCAAGACATCGCGCCCATCAAAAATGGAGGAAGCCTAAAGATTTAAGCATAAAAGGTTGTTTTGAAGATATAAACGGGTGGTGCGAATACAAAAAAAGGAAACAACTTGAAAACAGTCAATAACGGAAGATGGACAGACGCGCGTTTTAAATCCTTCATAATCTCAGCCTTGCGCGGCGCTCATGGTAAGTGGGGCGTTAAGCACGATGCTAAGAAGAAGGCTTGGGTCAGCAGAGGTGTGTACAAATGCGCCTCTTGCGCCAAGCTAGGGCCAGCTACATTGCCACCACTTGAAGGAAATAAGCGCAAACGAAACAATGCAGCAGTAGACCATATAAACCCTGTAGTTGATCCAGTAGTAGGCTTTGTTGACTGGAACACTTACATCAACAGGATGTTCTTAGAGATAGATGGTTATCAAGTGCTGTGTTACAAATGCCATGCTGACAAAACAGCGGCAGAACGACTAAGAAGGAAAAAGAAATGCAACAATTAGACATGCTATCAAGAAACTCAGACCCAGTTACTAGCAGACTAGCGGCACGTGAGCTGTTAGAGTCTGGCGCTTTAGATACACAGCGCTCTTTTGTATATAATGTGCTGTCACAGAACGAAGGACTCACAAGCAGAGAGTTAGCTGCTCTGGTAGGTGGGGACAAACACGAAGAACGCGCACGTTTTAGCAGAAGACTTCCTGACTTAAAAAACCTAGGTCTTGCTAAACAAGGTGAGCCTCGTCTTTGTACTTCATGTAATAGAACGTGCGTCACTTGGTATTTAGCAGAAGGTATATACAATGACTAAACACTTAGTGATACCAGACACACAAGTAAAGCCAGACCAGTCTGTCGATCATCTTCGCTGGGCTGGTCAGTACGCAGCAGAGAAGAAGCCAGAAGTTATTATTCACATTGGCGATCATTGGGACATGCCTAGCCTCAGCAGCTATGACGTAGGCAAGAAAAGCTTTGAAGGTAGACGTTACATCAAAGACATCGAAGCAGGTATAGCAGGCATGGAAGCCTTTTTAGAGCCTATACGAACTGAGCAGGCACGTCTGAAGCATAACAAGTGGAAGCAGTGGAACCCTCGTATGGTGTTTACACTAGGCAACCACGAGAACCGCATCACACGCGCTGTAGAGTCTGACCCAAAGTTAGACGGTCTGCTGAAGTTTGAAGACTTGAAGCTTGAAGAGATGGGCTGGGAAGTTATACCGTTTCTACAGCCAGTGGTTATTGACGGCATAGCCTATTGCCACTACTTCACCAGCGGTGTCATGGGCAGACCTGTCAGCAGTGCCAAGCTGATGTTAACTAAGAAGTACATGAGCTGTGTTATGGGACACGTCCAAGACAGAGACATAGCCTACGGACGCAAAGCAGATGGCACTAACATGCTTGGTTTGTTTGCTGGCATCTACTATAGACACGACGAAGACTACTTGACACCACAGACCAACGGAAGCTGGGCAGGTATCTGGATGTTGAATGAAGTAGCCAACGGAGGTTGTGACGAGTTACCAGTTAGTATAAACTATCTGCAACAACGCTACGGAGATTAGCAATGTCATTGACTTATTATGAGCTGCTAGATAGAATGGAACAGTTGGACGAGATTACGTTAGTAGAGATACTGGAGCTAACATCTAAGGAAATAGTTGCAGCTTTTTCAGATAGAATAAACGATAATTTTTATGAATTAGTAGAGGATTTTGAAGATGAGCATTAACTCAGCAACACCAGAAATGTGGGACGCACTGCGTAAGAAGCATTCACCTATTGAGAACAATCCACTAACAAACGCACTAAATAGCTACGCAGCAGAAGCAGAGGAAGAGCGTTGGGTAGACGAGTCGCTAGAGGAAATAATTGCTAGGGAAGAGGAAGAAGAAGATGTAGTCAACAACCCTGACCATTACAACACAGGCAACATAGAGTGTATTGATGCAATAGAGGAGTCCATGTCCAGTGTTGCATTCAAAGGCTATCTCAAAGGCAACTGCATGAAGTACCTGTGGCGCTATGACTACAAAGGCAAGCAGGTAGAAGACTTAAAGAAAGCTGGTTGGTACTTAAACAAGTTAACAAAGATGGTTGTAGAGGAGAATAAATAATGGATCAGTACCAACAGTTTATACACAAGAGTCGCTACGCACGTTGGATGCCAGAAGAGAAACGCCGTGAACGCTGGGACGAAACAGTCAACCGCTATGTAAACTTCTGGGTTGATCGTGGTCAGCTAGATGACAAGACAGCACTAAAGCTTTTTAACGCTATCCACAACTTAGATGTTATGCCGTCTATGCGCTGTATGATGACAGCAGGGCCAGCACTGGCTAAGGACAACGTAGCAGGCTTCAATTGTAGTTATTTACATATTGACTCACCGCGTAGCTTTGACGAGCTTATGTACGTTCTCATGTGTGGCACAGGAGTAGGCTTCAGCGTAGAGCGTAACTTCATTAACAAGCTCCCTGTAGTGGCTGAGACATTCCACCCAACGGACAGCGTCATTGTCGTAAGCGACAGCAAGATTGGCTGGGCTTCAGCGTTTCGTGAACTAATCAGTCTGTTGTATGCTGGTAAAATCCCTAAGTGGGACATGCACAAGATTAGACCTGCTGGCGCTCGACTGAAGACTTTTGGCGGTCGTGCAAGCGGCCCTGATCCGTTGATTGATCTGTTCAATTTCTGTGTTGGTGTGTTCCAGAAGTCTGCAGGACGTAAGCTCACGAGCATCGAGTGCCATGACATCTGCTGTAAAATAGCGGACATTGTAGTGGTCGGCGGTGTGCGTAGATCAGCATTGATTAGCTTGTCTAACTTGTCAGACCCGCGTATGGCGAAAGCTAAATATGGCAACTGGTGGGACACAGAAGGGCAGCGTAGGCTTGCTAACAACTCTGTAGCCTACACAGAGAAGCCAGACTTTGAATCGTTCTTGTCAGAGATGCAGAGCATGTACGAAAGCAGAGCAGGTGAGCGTGGTATCTTCAGCCGTGTAGCAGCTAAGAACATTGCAGCCCGTAACGGACGCAGAGACGCTGATCAAGACTTTGGCACTAACCCATGCTCTGAGATCATCCTGCGCTCTAACCAGTTCTGTAACCTCTCAGAGATCGTTGTACGCGCAGAAGACACGCTGGACACACTGAAGGCTAAGGCAGAAGTAGCAGCGATCATAGGCACGTTACAAGCCACTCTGACAGACTTCCGTTACCTGCGTAGCTGCTGGAAGAAGAACACAGAAGAAGAAGCTCTGCTGGGCGTTAGCATGACAGGTATTATGGATCATTATCTATTAGGTAAAAGCTCTCCAGACTTGTCTAAGTGGTTGGAGGAGATACGAGATGTGGCTGTGGCAACTAACAAGAAGTGGGCTGTTAAACTTGGCATCAATCAGTCTGCGGCTATTACATGCGTTAAGCCAAGCGGTACTGTTTCTCAGCTTGTCGATTCTGCTTCTGGCATTCACCCTCGCTTTTCTGAGTATTACATTCGCAGGGTACGTTCAGACAAGAAAGACCCACTTGCAGCGTTTATGTCAGCAAAAGGTTTCCCAGTAGAACAAGATGTAATGAGTGAAGCGTCTCTAGTGTTTGGCTTCCCTGTTAAAGCACCGAAGGGTGGCACAACAGTTAAGCAAGTAGGCGCTATGCAGCAGCTACAGCTATGGAAGGACTATCAGAACTTCTGGTGTGAACATAAGCCAAGTATTACTGTGTACTATACGGACAGCGAGTTCTTGCAAGTAGCTCAGTGGATATGGGAGAACTTTGACATCTGTAGTGGTATTAGCTTGTTGCCAGTGAGTGATCATATTTATCAGCAAGCTCCGTATGAAGACATCACTGCTGAGAAGTACAAGGAACTACTAGCGGCTATGCCTGTAGATATTGACTGGGAAGACCTGAAGTACTTTGAAGAAGAAGATAATACAACAGGGTCTCAAGAGTTAGCGTGTGTTGGTGGAGCTTGTGAGATAGTGTAGCTTATAATTAACATTGTACATTGTATGAAACAAAAGCCCTATAGAGTGTTCTATAGGGCTTTTTTATTACTCTCCTCTAAAATAATTCCTGACTTCTGCTTGTTCTTCTGTGCTTAAATTATCTATAAAATCACTTACAAGAAACGTAGCAGCTTTCTCCCTCAAAGCGTCACTCTTAAACTTAGTCTTCTCAAAAGCAAGCAATTTGTTTACAGCCTTGGGGTTGTGAGACATCTTTGCCAGTACTACAGGAGCAGTTAAAATAGTAGCCGCACTCAGGACTGCTACTGGCCCTCCCGCATAGACACCAGCTCCTGCCAAGAAACTAGCCCCTGTAGAGACTGCACCATATTCCTTGGCGCGTAGCATCAGAGTTCCAAAGTTGCTTTCTGGCTTCTTAGAAGCTTCTGACATTAAGTTAAAAAGCTGCTTAACTTGATTGTAGTCCTCTCCCACAATAGCCTTTAAACGAGCAGCTTGTGCTGGCTTAGAGAACTGAGACGCTAGTCTTGCGTAGTCTTCTATGTTAAACGCTTCTTGCTGTAGATTAGGCATTAAGTTTTTAAGAAAAGACTGCTTTACGGCCTGACGAGCGTCTGCTGCCGTAGCATATCCTATGTCAGCAACTCCTTCGCCACTCTTGGCTATTTGAGCGTAGGCATTATCAATACTTTTCATAAAGTTGTTTATCTTGCTTACATTGGTTTGATCAACTAACATCTTACCTAACTGATCGTAATTGGTTTTTTCAGCACTCTTTATAAAATTCTTATTAATGTCTGGAAGTAAACCAGTTCTTCCTTCTTTGTAAGCGCTTTTCAGGGCAGCATATTCGTTAGCTGCTTTAGGGTCTGCTTGTTTTAAAATATTAATAAATGAGTCTTTTAAAATATCAGTGAGTTCTCCAAGCTCTCTATCTGCTACAGTATTGTAGTTCTTTGAGTTGATGTCGCCAAAGTTACGAATCTGAGTAGAGATTTGCTTGTCTAATTTTAAAAGCGCGTCAGCAGACATGTTTCCAAGCTCTAGCGGCCCTTTCAGTAATTGGTTTACATAATTAACAGTGTCTGGGTCGAGCATAGAAATTCTTTTCTTTGCCTGAACTTCTACGCCGTTCTTTAAAACAGTTCCTGTAGTTACTTCACTGTTGTCTTGTAAAAACTTAGATAGTTGTTTTTTCAGATCAGTAGTGTTAACCCTGTTATTTTTGACAGAAGCTGTAATAGTATCTAAACCAGCTCCGTAGTTATCACTAAGAGCTTTTCTGCCAGCGCTAATAATATCAAACATAGCTTCGCCTAGCTTATCTGGAGAGTCCCCCAAGCTATAATCAACTTTGTTAGCAATGTCGTTTAAAGAATCTTTAACTGCTTGGTTTACTTTGACAGCATTTTCCGCTGTTGCCTGTCCTGATAACAAACCAGCATTTGCAAAGCGTTCGCTTAAAACGTCCAAGGCTGTTGCCTGCCCTGTTTGGAAACGAGTAAGACTAGCTCCTTTTTGCTGTAGAATGTTTTGAGAAGCCCTCAACGATTCTAAACTTCCTGCATCTGTTCCTTGTCTAGCTGTCTTAATTAAATCCTCAGCTACTTCTTTAGGCGTGAAGCCAAGAGCTGCTTTAGCTGCAAAATAGCTAGGTTTTAGCACCTTACCTAAGCCAAGAGTAGCTACGTCAAAACCAGCAGACATAAGAAATTCATTAGTAGCGTCTGCAAAATCTAATTCTTCTCCTTCAAACACATCAGACATTAGAGAACCACCAGCAGAGCCAGAAGCGCCTCCAATAATACCTCCAACAACCATACCTACTGGCCCTAAAGGAGCGCCAGCGGCCATGCCAGCAAAGCTACCAGCAAGCCCTACAGGAATCTCCATGTTGCTTTTTAAAAATCCTCCAACACTCTCCAGCATTGACGACTCTTGCACTGGCGCTGTTTGGGGTTTCTGGAAGTCTGAAAGACTAGCCTTGCCCTGCGCTATAAGCTCGTCTTGGATTTCAGAGTCTGTGACGTTCTCTGGCACACCAGACAGCGTAACTTTTAAACCACTAGGTAATACATAAGTTACATTGCTCATTAGTCTCTTGCTCCCCAGATAACAACATTTTCTGTAGGTTCTGCATTGGCATACTGCGCATCTACAAAGTCTTTATAATCTTTCTTAGTAATGTCGTCTTGTAGCAAAAACTCTTGTCTTGCTGCTTTTCTTTCCATTTCCTTTTTATAAGACTGTAGCTGAGCTAAGTTAACTTTTTTAGATTTCTTTAAAGATTCTACCAACTCGTCAGCAGCTTTACGCTCTCCTTCTGTTGGGTTAGCTCCAAAAGCTCTTAATTTTTGAATCATCTTATTCTTGACCAAATACTCAAACTCACCAACATCGCCAGCCGTTGTGCCAAGGAAGTCAGTAATTGCTTTAGCAAACACAGGTTGAAAACCACCAGTGTCTATTTGATTTTGAATATCAATCAGCCTGTCTGCGGTGTATATTGCCTCTTGTGTTTCAGAGAATGTTTCAGCAGCGTCTGCCTGTATTTGGGCAAAACCTTTCCCTACAATTTTACCAGTTGATGTGGAGATTTCTCTTGCCTTACGTTCTGCTGGAGTTTCTCCAGAATCTCCAACAACAGTAACAGCACCAGAAGGCTGTGATGGGGCGTTAGGAGTTACAGGAGAATACACGGTTTTTGCTGCGTTTCCATCTTCAGTAGGATCAAGAGATTGAGTAACGTAATATAGGTTTTCGTTTTCGTCTTTGACCAGCTTAGTACCACCAAATTGATTTTTAGTGCTTCCTGCTTTTTCTTTAAAATCTTTCCAGTTAGCTGCTGTAATTAGTGGAGTGTCTCCCTTTGCTGCATCTGCAAAAGAAGGGTAATTTGCTTCTAGGTATTTAACCAATGCTTTTTGCTGACCAGCAGAGAAGTCTTGTACTTTCTTTTCCTTTACTAACTCCGCAGCCTTCTCAGGATCAGCAATGCCCAACAACTTAATAAACTTCTGTTGATATTCTGGATCGTTCCTATCAAGTTTAAGCAACTCAGTCTTAGCCATGTCTACAGGGTTTTGCTGTGACGGCATACCAAACAAACCTTCACCAGCACGTTGCATTCCTTGCACCTGCTGTGCTCCAAAAGCCATGCGTTGCTGTGCTGCCGTGGGCAAAGAGAAAGGGTCTATTTGTTGGTTCTGTCCACTGATGCCTGTGAGCAAACCTGCGTAATCAATATTAGCCATTATTAAGCTCCTGTAGGAGTAGGTGTTGGAGTTGCTGTAGGCTCTTCTTTTTTATCGCCTAGCCAGCTATTCAAAATGCTGCCCAATAAACCACCAGAAGCTGAAGGATTGTCTTTACCAATAGCTGCATAAATCTGAGCAATCTTAGCTTGATCAAGAGGACTTGTTTGTTGACCTAATAATAAATTCATTAGTCCTTGTTGCTGTTGTAGCTGCAGACGGTTGCCTAAGTCTTGTCCTTGAATATATCCTTCAATACCTCTACCAGACAGTTGAGCACCAAGCTCTGCGCCAGTACGCTGTCCAGCGGCTGTGTAGCCAGCAGGGACTTGACTTGCTTCCAGTAGCGACAGTGCTTGCTGCTGTGGTTGATAACCAGCGCCTAATAAGCCTGTAGCGCCTGCTAGAGCCTGCTGTTGTTCTGCCATAGCCTGCTGACGAGCCGCCAGAGACGCACCAGCCATAGCCTCTTGACGTGCCTTCTCATACGCAAACTGCTCTGGTGAGCCACCGTACTGAGCAGTCTGTAGACCACCACGACCACTAGCAAACAAGTTCTCCTGCATTGCCAAACGCTGACGTTCTTCCTCTGGCATCTGCGTAGCTCTGATCTGCTCATAGATAGCTGCTTGTTGTGCGGCAGGGTCTTGACCAACTTGACCAAACAAGTTCTGAGCCTGTCCCATCAATTGATTCTGAAACGCTTGCTGCTGAGGAGAAAGATTAACACCAAAACCACCTTGAGCAGTAGTGCCTACGTTAGCTAAACCACTTGTAACAGTGTATGGTTTAAATGTAGAGTAATCTCTGGCTTGCTGCCCCGCTTGCTCAGACAGCATTCTGGCTTGTTCTCCAGAGGCTTGAGCACCCTTAATGTTTTCTTGACTTAAATAATAACTACCAAGACCACCGAGAGCACCTGTAATAGTATCTTGATTGCCTGTTAAAAAATCCATTATCTCATTCGCCATTAGAATGTACCTCCAGTAATAGTGCCAGCCGTTAGCGTACCTGACACATTGACGGTGACGGCTGTCATTGTTCCTGTAAAGGTAGGATCAGCTTTATTAGATTTAGAATTGACAGCAGTAGCAATGTTGTCAAACTCAGTGTTGATTTCAGTACCCTTAACAATCTTAGCGGGATCGCCAGAACTGAGGGAGTCCTTAGTTGCAAAGTTAGTTGTCTTAGTATAATTAGACATTAGATAAGTCTCCCTAGTAGAGCGTGTATGTCGATCTTTTGAATTGAGAAAGCAGAGTTGTTAATCTGAGCTTCGATACCTACTGTTACAACAGAGCCGTTACCACTAGCGTTTACTTTTGGTGTGTTAATAACAACAGCAGCAGAATACTCAGCAGTTGTGTTATACTCGCTAATGCCATACTCAGCTAAATTAGTAGAACCAAAAATAAAAGGTTGCTTTGTATAATCAGATGTGTAATCATAGCCCCAGTTGAGCGTTGTAGGCGTAGACTGTCCACCAATAATAGTTAAGTTAAACTTCTTCAAAAACTTCAAGTTAGCTGGGCTTTGGAAGTCAAGTGGGTTACTGAAATAACGTAGCTGATACTGTTCTGTATCGTCTAAGTAACCACTATATTCTACAATGCCGTCAGACACTCCCATGTGAATAGTGCCATCGTCACAACGAGCAAAGACGTTAACACCCATCCCAGACCATGTTGTAACCCTATGTGAATCATTCTCTAGCGGGACACGCATGTCAAAACAATATATTATACCACTATCTGGAAAAGAAAGCAAGTAAAAAGCTTCTTCTTGGCTGTATAAAGATTTGATAGGATTGTTCTGCTGTTGAATCAAACTAACCAAGTCATTCCGAACATTCTTGCTGATGTCTCTCATTGGCAAAGACTTCTCTTGAATAGTCCTTCCCAGCGTACGCACACCTGTATTAGATAAAAATATAAGGTCTGTCCCAGTGTGCTGTACAGAATCACGAGAAACACAACCAACGCCTGCTACGGTGTCTGCAAGCGTCATAGTGCTTGGAGACTTAGCACCGCTATAGGTAAGTATAGACTTCTTACCAAAGATGATTAGAAAGCCATTGTGAGCCGCTAGTGCCACTATCTCGTCAAAGCCTTCTGGCCATACGTTAGTTAAGTCTAAGCTGCCTGAAGAGCCTCCTGTCCAATGTGCACCGTCTAGTAAATCACTCCAGTAAACAGTGTGCTTGTTACCTACTACATCAGCTACCCACAAGCGTCCAAAAGCGGCTAGAGCTTCGTTGCCTTGCGGCATAGTTCCTGTGCTATGCGAGTGTGTGCTTATACGCTCTAGTGTAAACGGAGCAGCTTCATTAGTGCCTATCAACGGCTCGTGTCCACTCTGTACCATATATACATGGTTAGCCAGTGTGACGCACTTCCAATTGTTTGCTGTTGCTATATAACCTGCTGGCGTGTAATCAACCAACGTAGTATCACCAACAAATACTTTTAAATTACCTGCTGATAGCAACCTTCTATCGCCACTATAGTCAATAAACTGATGCAGCGTCTCTATTCCTCTGCTGCTGCCCAGCAAAGAAGCTCCGTTGGTTGTTGAGTACTGATAGCCCTTCCTAGCTCCGATACGTCCTAGCTGATCAATAACACAGTTGTCAGCTACAGCGGCAAACGAAGGGTCTAAACCAATAGGAGAGTCTTGGGTGTTTAAACCAAAAAATCCTGGGGCTGAGATTGTAATGTTCTGTAGTTGTTGAGCCATTATACAGTCGTCCAGATAGTCTCTTCAGGATGTCTAGCAGCGTCTAAGGCAATAGCGTCTGACAAGGTACGATCAGCTAAAGCAAACAACTCTGCTGAGCTTGTTCCACCAGTCTCACCACGTTCTCTAGCGCCTAACGCTGTTGCTATCTGAATCACTGGTGACGAAGGTATTGACATTGTGTCAGTGTTTTCTGTCATGTCTGCTGTACGCAGCACCACGTTAAAGCGTAGCTGATAAGCACCGTCAGGGGCTGGGTAGAGGTCTACACCGCTATCGCCATTACTATCAATACCGTTCCAGCTGTAGTACTTAGGAGCTGCGTAGGGTATGTTAGCTTGGACGAGGAAGGCATTGTTCATCCACGTTGATGGACGATACTCCATAAACCAGTTAGAAGAGTCGTTAATAACGTCCAACACCTTGATGCGGTCTTGTGAGTCAACTAGCGTGTAGTTATAAACATTAGCTACTGTAGACACTGTTAGCGTTGTACGCAGTGCTGTCCAGTCCCAAGCATCTTCTACGGTTCGTTTAGCATCGTTGACAAACTCCCCAATAAGTTTTGAATAGTTATTTTGATTAACAGAGTCTACTTCGTTCTCACGGAGTCTGCGTAGAACACTATTTACTAACTGTAGATATGTCATTATGAGTAGAACCTCTTTGTTGTGTCTTGATTTGTCAACATACCTTGAGAATAAGGATTGTTTATTGATGGCTGTTGTAGTTGAACATAGGGTGCTATTTCTTGGTTGCTTCCTATCTTGACATTAGATTTAAACAAATCAGCAAATAACAAGTCTGTTGTGCGTGTAGGAGATAGCATACCGCCTACGCCTGCAATACCTGTACCTGTGCCTGTGTCTTCTCCTTCACCAGTTCCTTCACCAGTGCCTTCACCAGTTCCTGTACCTCCACCAGTCCCTTCACCAGTGCCAGTGCCTGTACCAGTTCCTGCGCCTGCTCCTGCGCCTGTCTCTGCTTCTCCAGAACCTGCGCCACCGCCTGTAGTGCCGCCACCAGCGCCTCCTCCTACATCAGTACCTACACCACCGCCTCCAGCGCCTGTAGTGCCACTAGTAGACGTGGTATCAGAAGGAATGCCTGTAGAAAGATCAGTAGAAGGGTCTTGTCCTGTGCCTACAGCAGGATCAGTAGAGCCAGCAGCCGTACCTACTTCTACTGTAGTATCTGTAGGAAGACCTGTAGAGGGATCAGGGGTGTCCACTTCTGATCTTAAAGCGTCTAAGATTGCTTTAACAATGTCAGAAGGTTCTCCTCCTTGGCCACTTCCCATGTTATGCTCATAGTCATACAGCTCAGTTTCAGAGACAACACCATCTTTGTTAGCATCTAGAGTATCAAAAGAACCGCCTAACCAACCATCAGGATAACGAGCCTCAAAAGTTTCTGCATCTAACGTAGGTTCTTCGTAAGGAACTTCTATGTACTCAGGAGGATAATCAGCGTATACCTCTTCTTTAGGTACACCAGCTCTAACTTCTTCTAGGTGGTTTCCACCCATCCTTTTGTATTCTTGCTCTAAACGCTCCTTAAGAACAGGGTCTGTTTCGTTTAGAATCATGTCATAGATTTGTCTTTGTATGAAAACATCCCTAGATTCTGGATCAAAATCAGGATTAGGTACGCTCATTGTGTCTGTCAGATCAGGATCGTATCCTTCTTCCTGAGCAAGACCACCAGAACCTGAAGTGCTGGGTATACCTGAGCCTTCTTCTGGTATTCCAGTGCCTGAAGAACCTGCGCCAGTTTCACCACCGCCAGCACCATCACCACCGCCAGCACCACCGCCAGCGTCTGCAGGAGGTTCGTACACAATAGGCTCTTGGTCATAGATAGGCGTTACATCTGGCTGTTCACTAGGAGGCATATCAGGAGTTGTGCCAGTAACTATTGTTTCATCACCTGACGCAGGATCAGTAATAGTTGTGGTTCCTTCTTGAGCTAATCTAGCTTCTTCAGCCAGTCGATCAGCCTCAGCTTGTTCAGCAACTATCTTGTCTTGCTCTGCTTTATTTGCAATTTCTTGTTGACGATCAGCTTCAGCCTGTGCTTCTCTCGCTAGTCTTTCTTGTTCTAGTGCTGTTGCTGCGTCCTTCTCTGCTTTAGCTGCGTCAGCGGCTGCTTTAGCGTCTGCTGCTGCTTTGTCTGCTGCTGCCTGCGCTGCTGCTCTATCTGCCTCTGCTTTCTCTGCTGCCGCCTTGTTAGCCGCTGCTTGCTCTGCCGCTGCTTTAGCTGCTTCTTGTTCTATTCGTTGTGTTTCAGCTTCTTGTTCTGCTTTAGCTTGAGCTTCTGCAGCAGCCTTGGCTTCAGCGTCTGCTTTAGCTTGTGCGTCTGCAGCAGCTTTAGCATCTGCTGCAGCTTTTGCTTGAGCTGCTTTAGCCGCTTCAAGTGTAGAAAGATCAGCTGCTTCTTGTTCTAACTTATCTGCTTTAGCTTTAGCATCTGCAGCGGCTTTAGCATCTGCAGCAGCTTTCTCTTGTGCAGCTTGAGCATCTGCTGCAGCTTTGTCACGAGCTGCTTGAGCTTCTGCAGCAGCTTTAGCATCTGCAGCAGCCTTAGCATCAGCAGCGGCTTTTGCGTCAGCAGCAGCTTTAGCGTCTGCAGCAGCCTTAGCATCTGCTGCGGCTTTAGCTTCTGCAGCGGCTTTAGCTTGCGCTTCTGCGGCTGCTTTAGCTTCTGCGTCTGCCTTAGCTTTTGCATCTGCAGCGGCTTTAGCATCTGCTGCAGCTTTGGCATCTGCTGCAGCTTTGGCATCTGCGGCGGCTTTTGCGTCAGCAGCCGCCTTAGCCTGTGCGTCTGCAGCAGCCTTAGCTTCTGCGTCTGCCTTAGCTTTGGCATCAGCAGCGGCTTTAGCTTCTGCAGCAGCTTTCTCTTGGGCAGCTTTAGCGGCTGCAGCAGCTTTCGCGTTTGCCGCAGCTTTAGCGTCTGCGTCTGCTTTAGCTTTAGCATCTGCGGCGGCTTTAGCTTCTGCAGCAGCTTTAGCCTGTGCGTCTGCAGCAGCCTTGGCTTCAGCGTCTGCTTTAGCTTTAGCGTCTGCTGCAGCTTTGGCATCTGCAGCGGCTTTAGCGTCAGCTGCGGCTTTAGCGTCTGCGGCAGCTTTTGCGTCTGCAGCGGCTTTAGCTTGTGCATCGGCGGCTGCTTTGGCTTCAGCGTCTGCTTTAGCTTTAGCATCTGCAGCAGCTTTAGCATCAGCTGCGGCTTTAGCATCTGCAGCAGCTTTAGCGTCTGCAGCGGCTTTAGCGTCTGCTTTAGCTTTAGCATCTGCAGCAGCTTTAGCATCAGCAGCAGCTTTAGCGTCTGCTGCGGCTTTAGCATCTGCAGCAGCTTTAGCGTCTGCAGCGGCTTTAGCGTCTGCAGCGGCTTTAGCGTCTGCTCTGGCTTTTGCTTGAGCTTCTGCTTCAGCTCTTGCGTCAGCAGCGGCCTTAGCAGTTGGGTCTTCAGTTTGTATGTTGTCTTTTATTTCATTAACTATGTCAAAAATACTGCCTGTTGTGTCAGTTAATAAATCAGCTATACTTGAGTTAACACTATTGTCTAATAAATTATAAATAATACCGTCTGTTGACGCAGCGTTTCCATAAATATCAACTGGGTTAGTGTCTATCCCTGCGTCTGCTCCTTCTCCTAAAGGCCCTAATAAATCTTTAAAAGTAACGCCAAAAACACTTGGAGCCATTTCTGTAGCGGCTAATACAGAATTATACATTGCCTCTGCTTCTGCTGCTGTTGTAATAGTACCAGCAGCAATTGCACTTTCTACTGCAGCGTCAGCAGCGCTTTGTGCTTCTGCTAGTGTAGCTCCTTCTAATGTGCCTAGATACTTTAACCCAGCACTTGCTAGTTGTATATAATCTGCTGTTGTTAAAGACTGTCCATTTGCTACCTTAGCTGCTGCAAGAACTGCTTGTCCAGCAGGGCCGAACACACTAGCAATCATTGACGCGGGAGCGCTGTTTAATACTTTATCCCAACTAGAACGCTTGTCTAAAGACTCTCCACCAACACTGCTTCCTAAGTTACCTAACAAAAGCGGGTCTGTCCTGTCTGTGCCTTTTTTGACACCTCCGCTAACTGTGGGATCAAGAAGATTAACTTCTCTGTAAGAATTTAAACTTTTACTGACGTTTTTAGGAGCTTCGTATAAAACACCCTGATCAATAAGATAAATACTATTTGGATTTTGGCTCTGTAACAAACCAGCAGCCGCTTGTAAATAAGAATCTTTATTTAAATTACCAGCCTTATAATCGTTATAAAAATAAGTTAATTGTTTTCTGTTATCTAACTGATTAAAAATAGTAGAGAACTCAGCAGGGTTAGATTGCTGAAGATTTTTTAAATTCTGAAATTGAGTATCGTTTACTTTGTAAAATAAAATGTCCTCAACCTTTTGAAGTTCATCATCTGTTAATATCTTATTTCCTAAGTCAGTAGATGTTACTCCGTATTTTTCTAAACGGTTATTTTGTTCGTCAATTCTTTTTTCTTGTTCTGTCCAAGTAGCTCTCTCAGCTTTGTTAGCTACGTTTACAGGGTCGGTCATAGCTTTAGCTAGAGCTGCTTGTCTCTGTTCTTTTGTTAAGTTGGGAGTTTCTTCATAAATACCGTAAGGGTTTGTTAAAGTTATAGGTGCTGTCAGCTTATCTAATCTTGCCCAATCAGAAGCATCAAATGCTTTTGTATTAACTACTGGGCGCGTAGCTGTTGCTTTGACCACAGGAGCTGGCGTTGGTGCTGGCGTTGGTGCTGGTGTTGGAGCTGGCGTTGGTGCTGGCGTTGGCGTTTTAGCCGCAGCCGCCGCAGCAGCCGCAGCAGCTCTTTCTCTTGGTGTACCGCGTCCAGAAGGAGATAATGCCATAAGTTACTTCCTCATTTCCATAATCTTACTAGCGCCTCTAATACCAAAGCTAGAACTGATAGCTATGAATAATAAATATTGATACCACTCTGGCAACTTCTCTAATGCTACAAACCCCTCAGCAACTCTGTGTATCACAGTTACGTCGTTGGCAGCAATAGCATAACCAACCATAAACACTGGTATAGCTAACACAAGAGTCCAGAACTCATCTTTCCAGCTATCACCAGACGCTTCAGCCATCTTGGTTTCCCAATCAGCATCGTTCTGTATAACTGACATTGTAGCTTCGTGTTTTGCTTTAGCTTGATCAGCTTTGTTAGACAAGTAACCTTTAGCTAAATCAGCAACAGGGCCAAGCAGAGCGGTGAAGATAGACATTATTTTTTACCTACAAGATTCTGAATGGTGTCTGATTCATATATCCTTATGCCTA